GATAGGTTTTCATCCTTTTCATCCTCCGCATACATAAACTCGCTCATAATGGCTGAGAAGGCAGGAAGCGGTACAATGGAATAGAGTCTTTCCGTACCCTTGCTTTTCAGCTTCTTGACCACGCTCCAATCCCAGAGGTCAGCATCACGATTATCCTCATATCCCAAAGCAACGGTTAACGCATGACCACATGCATTGGACTCCATAAGAGCATGCGCCATCTGTGAAACCAGACACATGATCGAATCTTTTTCTTCAGCCGGAATATACCGACATCCATACTCCACCGCATCCGTGGCCTGATTGATCAGCTCATGAATCGTCATGCTTACATAATCCTCCTTTTCTTTCTCCAGAATCGCAAACGTTTGCCCAACAGATTCAATTGAATCCATGCCTCAGCGTACATTGTACCTTTCTCCACATAGACAGTCAAATAATGATGTAGCATGCCAATCTCTCCCAAAAACATTTCATGAGCCACAGGTACAGAAAAGTTCCTCCAACAAACAGCAGGAATTCTATCCAGTCTCGCTTATTCATTTCAGTCCTCCAAACAGGTTCAGCGTGTTCGTTTTTCTGGGCTTATTCGGAATCGCACGAATCATGCTTGCCAGTGAATCGGGTGCGTCATCATGTTCTGCGTTATCATTGAAGTCACAAATCTGATTGATATACTCCGTATCCGTGCCTTTTACGAAAATGACATTCTCCCATTCGAATTTCAGAAAGCTCGTAATCTTCAGGTATTTATTCATGCTCTCTGTATAAATGACCACTCTCTCTCCACGTTTACGCAGATCACGGCCCAGATATCCTTTGTCTCCATTCTCTTCACAGTATATCTTTCCGGCTTTCAATCCGTGATGTATCTCAAGAATCGTATCCAGAACGTCATCGATATGCTTACGCCATAGCTTGCCGTATACGTAATACTTGCCATCATGAAGATTGATCACGGTATATGCAGTATAATCCTCTCCATAATAAGCCGCATCGATATGCCCAATCCCCTGTTCCACAAGAGAAATGTCGGCTCCTGTCTGCGGAGAAGTAAACAATACGTCATCAGACGCCACATGCCGGAGTTCGTAGTTGGCGGCGAACAGACTTGGCGTCATGGAATTCTTCAGTTCCTGAATCTGTTCATCGCTCAACAGTTTTGTGTGATAACAGTCGTATCGTTCAATGTTTGGCATCAGAGTAAACGCATCGTCCTTGTGCCACGGAGTGCCTGTGTTAATGATGACTCCACCACGGTTTCGAATATTCTGCAGTTCCTGATACACAAGTTTTACTCTATCGCGTTCTGCCGCACTGACGCGGTCCTGAACGTTCACAATATCATCCGTAATCACACAATCGGCGTGTTTACCTGTGAGACTTCCAACCGTACCAATACCCAAAAGCTGTGCGGCACCACGGGCGGCATCATAATTGTTCAGCGTAATCGAAGCACTGTTTTCACTGACGAAATTCAGACTCTTATTGTATAAACGCTTGAATAAAAATGCGAACAGATCGCTGTGAAGAATCTTGGATACAAGCCGGATAACTTCCACCACGTCCCCGCCTGTCTTGCGCATGAAGATAGTATTCTCACTCGGATAAAAGAACATGCGCAATGCGATCCCTAATGCCAGACAAGTGGTTTTGTAACTGCCACGATGCGACTGAAGTGTGAAGTCATGAGGAGGGCGGATAATCTTTTTCAGCCATTCGTTATGCAGGTCTGTAAAATCCGAAAAACCAATTACCCTGCCTATATCAGCAGGATAATTGGTCAGGTAATCAAGCAGTTCCGTTTTGGTTGCGGTGCTTAAAGTATTCATTCAAGGCTTCCACTTCCTTTGAATCTGTTGTCTCAAGATTCATATCCATGTTGTCACGCTGTCCCAACCATTGCTTCCCAAGCCAGATAGCCATCGAAGGGTTCCTTTCAGCCATCTTGAACTGAAATCGCCGAAGAGATATTTTTCCGTCTACAGAATAGTTTTTATATGCATCCGAAAAACCCATCGGCTGTCCGTCTTCATCAGTATAAGTTCGCTTGCACCAATTTTCGATTGTGTCCTCGGAACACTTGAACCAGTTAGCAATTTCCTTCAAAGTGCACTGCAATGCACACAACTTTTCGAACTGTTCCGAATCAATCTCCTTGCGTGGACGAGCCATAATCATCACCTCTTTTAGTTATCAAAGCTTTCATCTGTTCGATTCTATCAATCTCATTCCAATGAGCTGACACATGCATTGTTTTACGTTGTTTGTTCACAATAGAACCATTGATTAAATAGTCTATGTGCTCTACAAGATTTGGAACAATGTTGTAGCATCTGAAGGATTTATGGCATTGACTCATGAACGCCCAGAACAATGTATCATCATATTTCCCCTTTGATACATAGCTTGAATAAGAGCCATTTCTTATGCACACATGTTCAAACCATTCGGGAAATTCCGCCATAAGCTCGTTTGGAATCTTAGTGCATTGAAACGAAAGCCAATTATTAGGAAACATCTGATATCCTATTTTGGAAACAAGATGCTTATCAACCTTTGAACAAAAGCCATTGTAAATTACATTGTTATTTCCGCATTCCTTTATTCGTTCACTGAATGTTTCACTCAACAAAACATCGTCCTGTAAATGCCATGTACTTCCAGAGCCAAGGCAATCCTTAACGAATTTACAGGAATTTATAAACGACCGCAGATTCCCCCAGCCATACGTGTCGTTCCAGACGATTATATCATGTATACCTTGTCTCTTGAGCTCCGGTATCAGAAAATCATTCACGTACCACATCCTTTGCGGACAAGCATGAATAATCATGTCACGCCTCCAGATCATCAATAAAATACTTTGATTGTCTGTTTGATGGACGCCCCGGAAAGTTTGACTGCATATCCAGATGCTGAACCAGAAACGGAACACTCATCCAATAATGGATATTCAGACCGCCAAGAACCCAAGCGATATAGATATCAATTGGATAATTCCACGGCTCATTCCGGCTCTCGTAAAAATACTTGATGAACCCTTCCAGATTATCAGGATTGGCAAGAGTTCTGGCAATGCCCTTTGGATAATAGTTGCACTGATTCCAAGCAAATCTATTCCCATTTCTGTACTCACTCTTTAACGGCTTCTTTGAACAGGCAGATTCAAACATGGACACAACCTCTGTCTCATGTCCTGCTAGCACATCAGCCAAACGTTCTTTGAACCGTTTACACAGCTGAACATCATCCTCCAATATGACGATACCGTCATATCCATCCGGGACGTTCAACAAATCCAGATGCTTGTAAAAAACATTATCCAAATTGGCCATCACCACATACAGCTCAGGCAGTTCCAGTTTCATTTTCCGAACATTCTGAATCCGCTGTTTATTCCCTTCAGAACAGAGGACCGCATACCTTATCCTCACGAATACTTCCCCCGTTCGCCTGTCGTAACACGCTCACAGCAGACAGCCAATCTATATTTATTGAGTTCTGTTCCAACAAACTTTTTACCATATTTGTTGGCATAGAATCCAACTAATCCAAGTCCCATGCACGGATCGGCTACACAGTTAAAGTCCAGATTCTCGCACAGATATTCAATCACGTTTTCCTCATCCATGAACGGCATATTCAAGATGCAGTCCGGTAACGGCTCATTACTTGCGAACAGGAACAAACATTTATTCTTGACCTGTCTGTAATAGCATGATTCAATGCAATGAATGTTTTTATATTTGCCATTCAAGATTCTTTCATACATCTCACGTTGCGGAACACCAATCTCCAGACAGAGTAGCCGAGGATTGATTTCGTCAATTACTTCAAAATATCGGAACAAAAAGGCTTCAAAACTTTCAGGTTTCTTTTCGATCTCAGCCTTTGTGTAGAATCCAGTCAAAGCTGATTTGTTGTACGGAGGGTCAGAAATCACGACATCTGCATCCAACATGAACGCAGGTGTCTTATTGAAAATATCATGAACACGAACGATACCTGTGCCTATATGAATATCGCCAGTCATATCATATTTCAGGTATAAATTATCGTACTTGAATCGTTCACCCATGCTTATTCCTCCCATTCAGCTACACAAGCAAATACAGTAGTGTATCCATCGTATTGGCCTGACGAACAGTCAGCATCAACACTTTCAGATTCGATCCAGTCCAAATCCCAGCCTCGCTTCTCAAAGCCATCACGAACCATGTTTTCAACAATGCGCTTTGCTTCTGCGGCCGAACATTCCCCTTCGTATTCCATAATCACACAGCAATGCGCGTCATCATAAATCTTAGGATATCCAATTGCAATAGCGGCTGAAATAGTACCATCTGTTTTTGTTCCTGTCTGTACAGCGTAAGCGATCGGCAAAAGACTGCCAAGAGGAAGTCCGATAATATCTTTCTTCTCGCTCTTCAGAGGCAGAATAGAAGACAGACGGACAAGATTATAATTACCTACACCAGCGCCACACAAAGCATGATCGAATGAAGTAATACGATATTTGGCTCGACCTATTCCTGTTGAAATCTTATAGTATTTTTTCATGCTTCCTGCACCTCCCATACGGCCTCTCCTTCTTTGACGAAAATCACCTTACCACAATCAGGGCAGACAACTTTCCAGTATTTCTGATACTTTTTGTTCTCTTCAGCAACCGCAGTAGGAGTCTGCTTCTCCTGAAGCTTCTCCACCTTCTCCTGAAGTCTCTGTTCTTCACGTTCCTGCTGTTGACGAAGGAACTCTTCGTATTTGGCCTTTCTGTCTTCAGGGACTTCTTCAGGCGCTTCTTCGTCTTCAAACGATGGGATATCATCAAAATCAGAAGCAGACGGAAGTCCAAGCGATGACAAGTCAAAATCAATATTCAGGGAATCAATCTCATGCAGAAGTTCATCATTTACCCATTCAGAGAACTCGGAAATCTTGTTATCAGCGATTCTGTCCAGTTTGATAGCCTCTTCATCGGCATCCGTAACCACACAGGGAATCTCTGTCATTCCGAGCTGAATTGCGGCGGCGTAACGTGCATGTCCTTTGACAATAATCCCCTTCTTGTCGATAACCAGAGGGACATTAAAGCCTACCTTTGGAATAATATCTACAAGCAGTTTCACTGTCCTGTCATTCTTTCGAGGATTGCGGATATAAGGCTTTACTTCAGAAATAGGTTTCATCACAATATTCTTTGATACATCAATCATTTTCTTTCTGCTCCTTCTTATAATTTGCCATATTTACGGCCTGTTTCTGAGAAACATATGCCTTATTGTACTCATTCTTTTCGTACAGTTTTGCGTACCCTGTAATGTACTTCAGTCGTACCAATTCTTCAGGCTCCAATCCGAGTTCCATACATACTTCAGCATCTGTGGCGCCATTCATCAGCATTTCCATGACGATATTCGACATTCCCTGAACCGAATGTTTTCCACGAGCCCTGTTATGCCGGATTGTGGATGCCATCAGGTCATTCATGGTTTTCCCGGTCAGAACCACACAAGGTAGCTTCCCCTCGCATGAATCATAGATATCTTTGTATCGCCTCATGATTGAATACCGATGGAATCCATCCACAATCACATAGCGATCTTTCTTATCGTCATAAATGACAACCACAGGCTGTGTGTATCCATCCTTCTTTACGGAAGTATACAAGAGCTTCATTTCAGGAGTTGCTACACTGTTTGGATTATAATCATTTGCATGTACTTTGGATACAGGAATCCACTGCACTGAATTTATGGGCTGGTCTTTTATCAACTGAGCCACCGCCTTTCCTTGTAGCAAGTTTTAAGTCTGTATTAATTGTGCCATCCAAGTCATTCACGATAACTTCACGCACATGAACTTTATACCAATCGACTGTATCCTGATTCTGCCATCGTTTCCTGAACAAATCCCATGATTCAGGCTTTACCAAATGCTCAAGCAGATAATCCCTGTATTCTTTCCAATCCTTAAACATAAAGGGTAGCTTTTTAGGGATAACGCTCGTCTCAAACGCATGAGAAAATGTATCCGTTCCCGGAACACGCTTACAGAATCTGTCATATGTTTTCGGTTCAAATTCCTGAAGCTGTTCCAAGGAATGCCACGCTGTTTCATGGATAAGAGCAGAGCATCGCATGCGCTGTGGTGAGACTCCAAACTGATACATCCTATCATACAAAACGTTATAAGGCCAATGATTTTTGGCTATAGCCGTCCAAATATCAGAATCATTCCAGTCGTAAATGGGATAACCTTTTTGAACGCATCCCTGTTTCTTTTTGGAAACCCACATCAGTCCTTTGTACCGAGCTCTCCCAGTTGTGAGAGCCATTCTACGCATCATAGACTCAGAGACTTTTAGTCCGCAAAGCGTAATTGTCTTTTCGGACTTCATGATGCATTTCTGCAGCCCATCCATAAGCTGATAGAAATCATATGTTCCATCACCCATAGGATTTTTAGTGATGGCTATATCTGATTTTGGATGTATCCAATTGTCTTTTTCGTTTTCATCCCAGACAAGAAGCCTTGGATGCTTATTTGACAGACAGTTCGGAAAATCCATTGGCACCTGAAACCAGTACGGCTCTACATCAGGGCGCCTCATAATGGAATCCATGTAATCTACAGTGGATTGCCATTCAGCTTCCTGATCAAGCCAGAATACCTTTAACGGAAGTCTGTTCTTTTCTTTAGCCACAATCATGGCTAGATTGAATACCACGGTACTGTCCTTACCACCAGACATGCTGACGATAACATCGTCAAACTCATCATAAATATAGCGTATTCGATTTAAAGCTTCATCGAATACGTTATTTTCCAGATAAATCATTTCTCCTCCTTGCGGATTGCGTCTTCAATCATCTTTTCGATCATTTGTGTTTTGGTCAGCCCAAGGGCAGCACGTATCTCT